TGGATACACACCAGTGCTGGAAGTGCGGATCAGAGGACAATGCGCCTCGGTTCGACGACAGCGAATTCGAAGAGGATCAACTCCTCATCGTCTTTCGTTGTGAGGCGTATGACTGCGGTCATGAATGGTTCATCACGTACAGGAAGCACCAGCGCCATGAAGAAACATGATTGCGACGGTAACCCGTCCGTGTCCAACTATGCACGAGGCTGTCGATGTGACCTTTGTCGAGCGGCGAAGTCCCTTTATGAGAGGGAACGTCGACAGCGTTCGAACAAGGCCAACAGTGCCCCGAAAGAGGCACCGAAAAAGCCTGCTGGCAAACGAGATAACCCAGTTGTCTTTAATGACGCCTTTAGCCAGGTGGAGATCGTGAGAGCGCATCCCCATCTTGACTGGAGTGACCGTCAGAAGGCGGCGGCTGGGATCGACTGATTGCAACGGGCAGGGCATCGACTTCGGTCGGTGCTCTGCACGATGTCATCAGGCATCAACAACAATCCTACGAGGAGGAAAGTTATGACCATTATCGAAGTGAAGGACCAGCCTGTAAGAGACTGGTCGGCCTTTCGATTGAGTAACGAGGCAGGCATTGCGTCTGCCCCGGTTATCCCAAGTGACGGCTCAAAGTTCCTTGAGTCTGTCCGTGATGCGTTTATCGAACGCATGGAGTTTCAGCGCAGTGATGCACTGGGAGCTTGGCGGATAAGCGAGGACGTTGTCGACATCATTCACGAAGTCGTTGACGGCTGCGTGCCTATCTACACTCATCAGATCTGGGAAACATTCACAGACCTCTGTGCATGGACCGAAGATCTGTCTGAGTTAGGTGGCCCGGAGACCGACATGAACAAGAACGCCATGACGGCGCTCTACATGATCGGTTGCAGGCTTGGAGATGTCCTTTGGGACGCCTATAAGAAAGAGTTGGAGACATGATCCAGCTCACCGAACACGGCAAGATGGGAGTCTTCCTCATCTTGCTGGCAATCGTCTACTGCATTGTGTCCCACATGGACATTCAACATTGCATCGAGACAGGAGTTTGCCCATGATCAGAAACACACACACCGTTGGTAAAGTCGTCATCCCGTGGATAGGCGGATCATCAGTCCGCACGATCTACAAAGTTGTCGACAATCTTGGAGTTGTGTATCGCTGGGCATCGACCCGTGAGGAAGCTGAACGGATCGCTGCACTGCTTTCAGAACCACCACCGGACGAATAGAGAGGAGGAATTATGTCTAGACAATCTCAGATTACGGAAGCCCTCCAGATTCTCTCCAACAAAGGAGCGATTCAGGGCTTCCACAAGGGTCACAACGAATCAGAGCCAAACCGGCTTGAATGGTTCGTGCAGGTCAATGAACTGGAGCTGCTCTATTTCTCGTCCGCTGAAGCGGAAGCGTTTATCAATGGAGCCAAGTCGGTCATGAACCATGCTTGATTCGTGAGTTGTTGCTTTATAAGCTGGGGGGGTCCCCCCTCAGAGACGGGCTTTAGCCCCGGTCGATATTTCGGGTTCCTCCTCGGTATCGGCCGGGGCTTTTGTCGTTTTCGGGCTACACATTTCGGGCTACCCATTGATGCACTCAAGATCTGACTGGAACGCAAACCCGCCGAAGAAGACCCGCCCGTTCAAGAGCGTGAACGGCATTGTCATCCACTTCGCCGGATTCACGATCTCCCCAAACCGAGACACCCCTGGCCTGTTGAGATCGATCCAACAAGTTCACCAAGGGAAACCTCGGAACTGGTGGGACATCGCCTACAACATTCTCGTCGACCAGCAGGGGGAAGTGTGGACCGGTCGGGGTCTCACGAACACCTCAGGGGCGAACGGGGTTACCGCCTCAAACAAGAGCCACGTTGCGATCTGTGCGCTGATCGGTGAGGGGCCTATCCCCCCGGCAATGATCGACGGCATCCGCACGGCGATTGAGTCGACACGGCAACGCTGGCCTGGAGCAATTGACATCATGCCGCACAGCCAGATCAAAGCGACTCACTGCCCAGGCGATTCGCTTCGAACGCTCATCGCCAACGGGGATCTGGAGCCTGAAGCCGGAACACCAAAGGTCCACTTCCAGTACATGCAGCGAGGCTCAAGAGGCACTCGGGTGGCTCGTTTGCAGACAGCGATCGGGGCGACCCCTGATGGGTCATACGGGCCAGCAACCGAGCGAGCAGTTCGGGACATCCAATCAGCGATCAAACCGTTTGGCGGACCAACGAACGCTATCTGCGGACCTGAGCTGTGGGAATACGTGCTCTGGACTGAGGGGCTGGACCGGGCAAAGCCTGCCCCCGTGTTCACCTGAGTTACCTTTAGCACCAAATAAAGTTCACAGATTCCTTGCAAGGGAGAAAAGTAACTCCTTTGCTTGAATCATTGACTTGAGCTAGGGACTTTTCTACTGTTGAGTGTCCCACCTCAGCTCTAAGGTTGATGTGTCTAAAGGAATCGAAATGCCCAACACACTGCCCACCGGGACCTGGCGAGACGAAGTCACTTTCGCTCTCCAAGGAAACTCCAATCTATCGCCCCAAGTTGCAGATGAACTGAATCGTCGTCATGTCCAGTTCGAGGATCTCAGTAAGGGGCCTCGTTACGAACGAGTCGTCACCCTCTCTCACCTCGGTCTGACTGCAACTCAGATCTCTGCTGCTGTTGGCCTTCCCTACGAGAAGGTCGAGTACCTCCTCAGATCAGCACGATCAGACACCTGGAGGATCATCGAGGAACACTTGAATGGCTACACGGCTCAACAGATCTCGGACCTAACCGAATTCTCGAAGGCGTACGTTTACAGAATCCTGAAGAAGTACCAATTCCGACCGAATGTCAACAGGGCTCAAATGCTTACCTCCCGGCAAGAAGAGGAGATCCTTCGCCGCCGTCGTGAGGGTGAGTCTCAGAAGTCGATCTCTAGGGCAACGGGTGCGACCGTTTCCCAGGTTAAGTACCTGCTGCAAAGGAGATCTCGATGAAGAAGATGCGCCAGTCGACGATCGGCACGGCTCAAACTTGCGCTCACCGCCTGACCTACGACCTCGATCCCCGTATCCCTTACTCCTCTGGAGTGGTAAGGGCCATCGGCACAGCCATCCACGCTGGCCACGAGGCGTATTACCTCAATCGCCAGAAGACTAACGAGTTTGTAGGCAACATACGTCCATGGATCGAACGGGCGTTAGACGTATTCCAAGCTGAGATCGAACGGGCTGGTGATCGTTTCTCGTGGCAGTACCAGCCCAAGAAGGCACGCTCCGACGAGGTCATTCTGAACTTTGAACAGGCCGCAATGAAGATCGGGTCAGCGATCTCCTTCTACCACCAGAACGAGCACTACTGGTCTCCGCAATACGAAGTCCTCGGAGTTGAGGAACAGTTCGACCTGCCCTGGGAAGGGCACGACGACTGGGTGAGACACGGCACCATCGACCTCGTTCTTCGGGACACTGTGTCGAACGACGTGATCCTCTGCGATCATAAGAATTCTCTGGCTAAACCACGAGCTGATAAATACCGTGCCCATAAGACACCGCAGGCCGCCTACTACCTGGGAGTGTTCCACGAGCTGGGTCTCACGGAGCCAGATGCCAACCTGCGTTTCGTGTATGACGTAATCGCATTAGACGGTCCCACGTTCCACCGCATCGAGGAACCACGGACCTCGGAACAGATCGAAGCAACTAAGCTGCAATCAGAGATGCTTGCTGATCTCATTGATGCCGGGGGGCCCTACCTCCCTAACACTGAATCATTTCTCTGCTCAGAGGCGTACTGCGACCACTGGACCATTTGTCCCTTTGGCGCAACGCTTCGAGCTTCTTAGATCCCAACAAAGGAAAACAAAATGAATGAAAAAGACCTATCCATAGTCACGCAAGTGGCTGGCTACATCGCCGCTGACGTTGTGAAGTCAGATGCGGCCGTAGCTGCTGTCCGGGACGGTGTGTTCGCTGAGATCACAGAGACTGTTCTCTGCACTCTGCTTGACGCCATGAACGTGAGCACGGCATCAGCGCCTGTTGTTCAGCTAGCTCCTGAGACACAAGCACACGATGCGGCAGTCGCTAACGTCCTTGACCAGTTCGACGGTGCTGTTGTCACCTCTGATGCGCCGGTAGTTGACTACCAGCCCGGTCCCCCAACGGCGATCCATGAGAAGTCCAGCTTGATTGAGATGCTCGAAGACGCTTTGTTCCATAACCCTCATAACTGGAAAGTTTGGGACTCTGAGAAGTCCAGCATGAACGGCGGAACCTTTCCAGATATCTCGCACGAGAACTTGGTCAAGGCAGGCACTAACTACAAGGTCGGGATATACATGGTCAGCAAATTTGCTGGGCAATCTGCTCCCGAGTGGGCATGGGCCAAACTTGGGAAACAAGCGCAGTACGCTGCCCTTCTCGCTGCTGGAAAAATTACCGCCTAATGCTTCGTGTCCTCACTGAGGTAAGGGACGAACTATACAAGTGGGCAACCTCGGACATCGTTCGAGTCCCACTTGGATATTCGTTTTTTGATGATCGCACTCAGGGGGGTATGGCCCCTGGCCAGGTCATGATTCTCCTAGCCCGAACGGGCGTAGGTAAGACATGGTTTTTGATAAACGTTGCTGCTAACAATCCGGGTGTTCCAACGGTGCTCTTCAGCTTGGAGATGCACGGTCGATACATTCTTGAACGGTTGGCGAGCTGCTACACAGGGACGGCGACGACCACTATCGAGAAGACGATGCGTGAACACGGCAAGTGTTCTGCGATCGAGATAACCAGCGAGTCCCTCCCATTGTTGGTTGTCGAAGATGAGCCCGACCTCGGCCTCGGGGACATGACCGAGGTCCTCAACGATTACGAGTCTCGTTTGGGTGCTCGACCGAGGTTGGTGCTCATCGACTATCTCGAACTAGTTCGCACATGGGGAGAGAATCAAATGGACAGCGTCCAGGGCATGGCACGAGCGATGAAGAATTTCGCTAGAGAAAACGATGTAGCTGTCATTGTCCTTCATCAAGTGAAGCGAGGCGATCACAACGCTGGCCACCGACCGCTCGACTTGACTGACGGGAAGTTCGGCGGTGAGGAATCAGCCGACTATGTGCTCGGCATGTACAAGCCATCGCTCGATCCCAACATCTCCCAGAAGATGCGGGACTACATGGAGGACGACATCAGATTGCAGTTCTTGAAGACTCGAACTGGTGGGGGCATTCACCCTGACGGGGTGAAGCACCATTGGAACCCCCACACTGGAAAAATTACACGACCAGTCGAACAGCACGAGCTGGGTTTAGGCTAAAAAACTAAGGTATCAAGGGTAGGGGCGAATGCTGTAAAGCCCTTAGACGGCTTCCTGTGCGGAGCAAAAAGGGGTAAAGATGGAAAAACCTGCTTCTGTGAGCCATGTTGGCGACGATCTCGCATTATGGCTGGAAATAGGACAACAGTCCGGGTGGTGCGGCAAAGTGACCTGCGGCACACACGACGGGCCTGAGATAACCGAATCCGAATACGACTCGATGGCTGACTACGACGACCCGTGTATTCCGATCGTCCGCATCTTCGTACCGGAGGACATGAAATGAAAAAACTATCTTGCTGTGCGGGTGAACTATCCCTGCGACCCATCATGAGGAACTACCGGCGGACAGACAACGTCAGAGTAGGTCGACCTATCTTCAAGTTCCCAGAGCTACTTCAAGAAACTTATGTGCCTGAACCTGAGTACGGAGGCGAAGGGTGAAACGACCAAGCGACGATCTTCGTGACCAAGTGAAGTCAACGGTCACCATGTCAGAGGCTCTTGACATACTCGGGTTTGAGCAGCCAAATAGATCCGGCAAGATCCGCTCGATTCAGAATTCTGGGGAGAGAACCCCTTCACTTCATGTTTACGAACGTGACTGGTACGACTACTCCACTGGTGAGGGTGGAGACGTTATCGACTTTGCGATGAAGGCTCGTGGTCTCTCATATCACGAAGCGTTAGAACGTCTGAGTGGTCGTCGACTCGACCCGATGGTCGTGAAGAAGCGTCGGCCAGCACCGAAGAAAATGGAGAACCTCACTGAGACTTTCGTCTCTGAACCCTGGGCCTCCCCCGAGGGGGCTCGTGCCGCTGAGAAGTTCGTGGCATCGAAGTGGCCTTACCTCACCCTTGACGATGTTCTAGGGTTCGACGTTAAGGCCACTGAAACAGAGCTGTGGGTACCTCATACTGATTCGGATGGAGTCATTAGAGGCATCAAGCGCCGCACCTTTGAGAACGGATCGAAGTACGCCGTGACTGGTAGCAGCTTCACCTCTCAGCTATATCGGGTTCGGTTTTTGCTCGATACACCCTTAGCTGTTCTAGTCGAAGGAGAGTCAGATCTTTGGTGTGTTGAGAAATGGATTAGACATAATGACCTTCACCAACAGGTGTTTGTCTATGGGCTCCCCTCTGGCGCTGCTACCTGGCGACCCGAGTGGGGCAACCAGCTCGCTCGACACAAACACACCTTTATTTGTTTAGATGACGACCTTGCCGGTCACCAGGCAGCTAAGAGAATTATCGACGAGTTGCCTTCAGCGAGCCGTGTGAACCCACCCGGAGGTCGAGTTGCTGAAGCGATCGAGACCGCTGACGAGTGGCTGGCCCCAAGCTTGATGGAGAGTTGATGTGGGTCTACCTGTGGCTGTTGCTCGATTGGACCGGCTACCACGCAGAGCCCCCACACTCCGAGATCCCCGCTGTCGTCGAGGAGTACTTCGGCGAGGAATCATCCCGAGCGCTAGGCGTCTTCTGGTGTGAGAGCTTGCATCGACCTACCGCCGTCTCGTCTACGGACGATCACGGCTTGACACAAATATCACGAGAGTACTGGTCAGCTTCGATGGACCATATTTGGGACCGGCGCTACGAGGTCGAGACCAGTGTTCACATGGCCAGACTGATATGGACATGGGGTGAGCTGAAGTTCGGTGACGGCTGGCTTCTGTGGACCTGTGGAAGAATTCCTTAACAAACCCCCACTTAGCTAAACGTCACCTGTATTTTCGTGGTTGTGAGTAAAGCCAGAGCTAAAGGGACGAAATTCGAAAACGAAGTTCTTGCTGGGCTTCAACACATCTGGCCTGACGCTGATCGGGCTAAAGCCGGTAACCCCTCAAACGACTTCCATGGCATTCCTTTTCCTGTCGAAGCTAAACACAGGAAGAGATGGGAGATCCCTGAGTGGGTTCGCCGCATACGTGCAGCAGCCGGAGGCGACAACCAGTGGGCGTTGGTGGTTGCCTCCGGCGACCGGCGCAAGTCTGATTCGGCAACACTGATGATTGTCGATTGGGACTTTGGGCAACAGCTCCTGGAGGCTTGGGAAGAATGGTCATAGCACGCACACAGGCGCAGAAGCGTCACGACTTTGCCAACGCACGAGAATACGAAGAGTATGTAGCCGAGCGTCTCGGTGTCACCTGTCACACACGATTCAACTCTGCCGACGACCTCGACATTTGGATACCGGGGTTCTTCGTCGAAGTGAAAGAGAAGAACCAGCACTTCGGGAAACGCTGGCACATCCTCCCCGACGTGATAGAAGAGAACCTCTTCATTGTTGATGAGCTGACAGTACGCAAAGCATTGCGCTGGTACCCCGAAGTGTTCTACCTCCTCAAAGACAACGTGGGTGACCCCACTGGTCCCCGATTGTTCCTTGCCCCTATCTGGGAGCTGATCGCAGTCGAACGTGAACGAGTTGACCGAGTCGGACAGACCGGTCACTTGAAAGGCAAATGGGTTCTCGACCTGTCTAAATTCATGCGTATCCAAGATGAATCGGACATTCCTCAGATAGCATTGTCAATGTTGACCAGTCAAGCTTGGAAGAAGTCCGAGTGTCTTGGCGGGGAAGCAAGTCAGGTTTGAGATGCACGGAAGAATCGTTGGCTTTGGTTGTCGAGCCCAAGTCGGCAAAGACACAGCAACTAACGCAACCGGGTTCACTCGAATGGCATTTGCTGACAACGTTCGTGCTCTGGCCTCAAGAATAGATCCGTACGTTAACGACTTCGGTCTCCGCCTTTCAGACGCAGTTGAGCGTCTTGGGTGGGAGGGGGCCAAACTCGAGATTGATGAAGTCCGTCGACTGTTGCAAGAACTTGGCGGTGGCTCTAGAGAGATGATTGACACCTCTATCTGGGTGTATCCAACCATGACCCGAGCAACTGAATTAATGCTAGATGGGTACAACGTCGCCATTTCTGATGTTCGATACCCCAACGAAGCAGACGCAATTAGATCTGCTGGTGGAATCGTTATCCGTATCGATCGCCCTGACGTACCACGCCTTGACCATCCGACCGAAAACGCCCTCGATGACTACGACTTCGATCATGTCATCGATAACAGCGGCACCGTAGAAGAGCTACGTGCAGCCGTAAGGGCGATTGTCGGCAGTGGCTCGTGAGATACCGGTAGATCCCGATCACCTAGCTCGCCGCCCAGCATCTGAAGCGCAACGCAGCGAAAAACAAGAAGCAATCGTTGACGCTGTCGAAGAACTACCAGAACTAGAACGTTCCGTCGTTGAACTACTCATTTGGGGTGGTCTTACAAAGGTCGAAGTTGCCGAACACCTCGGTATTTCTCGGTCGTACGTTCACAAACTATGGAGACGGGCTCGTGTCCTACTCAAAGGCCAGTTGTCAGACAATAACTGAATGGGGTCGCTGCAAACAGCGCCCCCGTCATGATTCGCAGTGGTGTTCGTATCACTATGCCGCATCTCAAATTGCTGACTTCAGGCACGACTCTTATTACCACCGGAAAATAGCTGTAGGTCTTCTCAACTCAAGCCACGAGATTCTTACGAAGACAGAAATAGACGCATTGTTTAAGGGGCGCACCAGAAATGACGGCCGCCGCACTGACCTCTACACCATCCTGTAATGGAGGGATTCACCAATCAAGGTGACCCAGCCGAGCTAGGGTTCACCACCATGATGACAATGGGTCCTGAAGGGTCTGTAACCTCTGTTCATCGGATCCCAGAAGAACAGTTCGTCCATACCTGTGACGCTGATGCCAGGTGCATCTGTGGGCCTCACGTAGTTGTCAACGTAATGCAAAGTGGCCCTATACCGATGGTTCAACACCAGCCTCTGTACAAGGCATACTACGAAGACTTCGAAGAAGACGGAATCGATATCCAGTTCTTTGACCTCGACGACGAAGAATAGTTGCGGATAAAAGTTCACTACGCTAACTTTGGTTGGTTACCGAGGAGGGGTTATGAACATATCGGCTACATGTCGTGATTGCGGGCAGACTGAGACAGAAAGCATCTGGCCTCAAGACTGGAACAAATACAAAGAAGGGGAGCTAGTCCAGAACGTCTGGCCTTACTTCTCTGCTGATCAACGGGAAGTGCTCATAGGGGCGAGAACCGGCTGGTACTTCTGTCCCCCATGCTTCGACAGGATCCACGCAGAATGAAGGTCCAAGAAGCACTATTCACCTATCTCAATGATCCTGGCTCAGGTCTCGTTAAACCAGGATCTCGGGCGAACTATTCTTCAGAGATACGGAAGCTTGACAAAGAACTAGAGCTTAACTCGATCACCGAAGAGGACCTAGTAGCAGCCGTCTACACCCCGGTAAGCAAAGGACCTCGAACGGGTGAACGCCCATCGGACGGAACTATCCGCAGCCGACGAAAGGTATATGAAGGGTTCTTTAGTTACTGTCAATGGAAAGGGTGGATCTCTGAGGACCCAGCAGCCCACCTCAAGAGACACTTTACGGGCAAGGGGCAACCAGTCGTCCAGCACAACTGGCTAACCCAAGAAGAAGTTGAACGAGTACTAGGCACAGTTGACACCAACGACAAGCAGGGGAGACGAGATGACATTCTCCTACGTTTGGGATTCACCGCTGGGCTCCGAGCTAAAGAGATTGGCTCGTTACGCTGGAAGGCCGTCAACTTTGACCGTCAGGAAATAAGTCTTGTCGGCAAAGGAGGAAAGATAGCTATCGTCTCAATCTCGAAGAACACTCTCCTTCGCTTAGTTGACTGGCACTCTGAATGCGCCGCAGACATTCAAGGAAGGCCGCACGATCACGCCGTCCTCCCCCCATTCTGTAACGAAGCTGTCGGAGTAGATCCACAGACCGGCCTCTTCCTACCAGAGCGATCGATCCGAGCCCTTTGGGATAACGAAGGGATCTCGAACACGGCTATAGGCAGAATCGTTCGCAAGTACTCAGACTTGTCAGGCATCAAGTTCACTCCGCACGACATGCGGAGGACCTTCGCCGGATTGATGTTCAAAAGGATTGACATCTACCAGGTGTCTAAAGCAATGCGTCACTCTGATGTCTCAACCACCGAACGATATTTAGAAACTCGTCCTGACGCTGCGGCTCAAGCAGTTCGTTCAGCCGGACTCGACTTCTGATCAGTCCACAGATGCCACGTCAGATACGACCATGCCGTCCCCAAAACCACTCGACCGATGTGGTGATCTCTGTATTTCCACCACATCGCACTAATCGTTGGGAACCTGCCACTCAGGATCGCTGCTAACTCCCATCCCGCAAGGATGGCTGCCAGCGTCCTCATAGGGGAACACCTAGCCCCCTTGATAATCGGGGGCACCGGGTTTGGCAAAGACCGAGGGGTCACCAGTCGCCCAAAACTTTTCCACGTTGGGGTTCACCGAGCCAGCCCCGGTGAACCCTTTCGTCTTTATGGAGCTAAGTGTCTTGCGAGCCTCATCGAGGTCGTAGGCAAGATTGCAGTGCGGGCACCAAATGCCGCCGTCACCCAACTCTCCGCAATGTGGGCAGAGTTTCAATAGCCCATTGCCTTTTTCTTTTTCTTGGCGGGAGCTTTCTTCTTGCCCGTCGCCTTCTTCTTCTTAGGCATCGACCTTCGTGTTCCAGTCCTTCACTGCGTTCTTGAGAACGGACAGAGATGCTGCACCAGCAGCGGTAAAGGCTCCTTTAGCTGATGAAAGATCAGCGAGCACGAATATCGATAGGAAGCTCTGAACAAAAGTGCTTACCGACTTCTCGATAACGCTCTTCCACCCGACTTGCCTTTGTTTAACTTGAATAGTCATTAGACCTCCATTAGGTCTCCCGAAAGGTGGTTACGAGCCAACCTTTCTTAGGGTTAGTTTTGCAATCATACGCAGCGCAGAGCCGCTTCTGGAGGGCTCATACAGCGTTACAGCCTCCACCTCACAAGATTCCACTTCGTAGCTCTCCGTGGCTCCTGTGACGTGCCAGTCGATGTCCTGGAAGCGCACTCTGGTCTGCACAAGGTTTTGTAGATCTCTCGCTCTGAGAGCACCAGCTCCCTCCCCATTCTCTGGGAGAGGAGCACCGTTAAGTCCTTTAAGAAAGTCCCCACAATCGACAGGTATCTGCACCAACGTGTCCGCCAGACCGAGCGGGTGGAACCGAGTTGACAAGAACGTGAGAGCACAATCCCCTGAACCGTTGCCAACAAACTCAAGCTTCAACCCAAGCTCTTTTGCCTGCTTAGAAATAGCTACCGTATGAGACTTCAATGACTCAGACACTGAACCGTTCGCTAGAGCTGTGAAGTTCGCTCCACCGTCCACAGTGACTGAAGCAGTAATCGACTCCCCTGTCCCCAGCGGGTCCATAGTTAGCGACACGTCATCCCAGATCTTGAACAGAGCTGACGCACCATCGAAGAGACTTGTCTCCAGTGTGCCTGCAGTTTCGAACGCTGTACTGTCCACCCGGTAAATACCTCGGTCCTTCACGGCAAAGACAGGTAGGCCCTGCCAGACAGCAATTGAGGTCACGTCGCCGTCGAGGGCTGCTTGATACCACTTCGCATATCCACCTGTGGTCAAGCTGACAGCTCCGACCCCAGCTTTGCTTCCGGTCATGGTCTTCCAACCAAACAGCATCAGATCCTCATAAGCGGCAAACGCACCGACCTGATGATCAGCCGAGGTTCCTATCTCTGCCAGCTCAACAACCGTTGTTGCTACTAGAGCCCCTGATCCGTCAGGCACACACTGCAAGATGACTGCTTGCCCTGCGCTCGAACCTTCTGGTCGATACCCACGAACCCACACATAGCCACCACCAGTGGCTACTGAAGTGGGGATCATTCCCCCAGGCATCTTTAATGCTTCGAACGGTACGAAGAAGTCTCCCGACTCGTCGACCCCGAGCTTCCATGCATACACACTGCCGTTAGTTCCGGCGTAGCCACCGAAATAGAAATGCCCGTTCGATGTGTCGCCAAGAGTGATCGTCGAACCAACAGGCAGAGTTAAATGACCTTGGGCCTTCTCCTCAGCTCCTGAATCGTTGAGGGTGGTGAATCGGTTTGCGGTCGACCCCGAAGACTTGACCGCTGCACAGATCCGCCCCGCAGCCCAAGTGACTGAGAGAGCATCCTGTGTCGACCATGCGGCACCCGGTGTGGAAGTAGTCCCCCGGTAGATGTCATCACCATCCGCTGCGTACCAATACTGGCCGTCGGAGGCAAGGTCGTTAATTGTGATGCCGCCAGCAACAGTGATGTCTGAAGGCGATCCGCCAGCCGCCTGGATTCGAGAAACCTCCGTAGCTGACGAGACGTAGTAAAGGTCATCTCCAACAACCACGAGCTTAAGTCCGGCATACGTTTCAGCTTCTTCAAGGACAGTCGCATTTAATAGTTTGATTCGACCTTTCTCAGTGAAGGGATCTAACCCCACGCTGTCCCAGTAAGCAGAAGCCGTTGAAGCTCCTCGGTGGTAATACTTCTGACCGGCACCTGCATCCCAGTCATCAGCGGCTGCGAAGCTGTACCTCTCGATCGCTTCAGAGAACGGAGTGTCTGAAGTAGCTAGACGTTGAGGATCCAAAGGAACAATCGTTCGTAAATACTCCATGCCCTTATCGGGGTTATCCGCCAACATGTAGCCAGTCCCGTTAATGCCAACCTGATAGAGACGACCAACAGCGTTCTCGTCAGCGAACGCATGAACGTCGGGATACTCGACAGATACTAGGAGTGTGTCTTCACTGGCCATCAGCTAGACCTCAGGCCATAGTTATTCTTTGCTTGCAACCTGATCGAATAGTTCTGCCCACTCATAAACGTGAACGGAATATCAAACGATGTGCCTGACCCGGTTGTCCATCCTGAATCGAAATGAACGAATTCGGTAGCGTCCGGGTCAACAACCCGAACCCGATACTGAGCTTGGGTGTTACTTCCATCGGAGAACGACCAATCCAGAGTGACGTCGGTTGCCTGAGTGATCGTCATCTGATCGTCAGCGGGTTTCGCTACCCCCTCCAACGTGGTGATTGTCACAGTAGGTGTGCCCCACGCTGTGTAATCGACATCCGCTGAAGAAGCCTCAGGAGCGTGAACCCCAGAGCTATCACGGGTCGATACTTTCCATTTCGTTACAGCGGCCGGGATTGCATTTTCGTCCATATCCACAGCAAGAGAGAGATCAAGGCCAGTCCTCCAACCACTATCCCAATGCGTGACCGACTGCGCTGAATTCTGAGCTTGTACACGATACGCCCCCTGATTCTTTCCATCCGGGCTGTTAAAACTCCAGCTCACAGTGGACAAAGCGTCAACGTTCGCAGGAGCGTTCGTGGCTGTCACTCCTGTAGTAGTAGGAGCAGTACCGGGCGCTGGAGCTGAACCGGCGACTGCTTTGCGCCCTAACGCTGAAAGAGCAAGGGCGGTCATTAGTACTCGACGATTAAGTTGCCGTCGTCGTCGGTCATTTCGGTAGCGAGATACTCAGGGTCTTGACGTTCACTGATGACAATCCACATCGCCTGTTGACCGATCTCACCTTTAATGGTTAGACAGCAGCCGTTCATTTCCCATTTGACTGGAGAGCCACTCGGGCAAGACACAATCGACCAAGGATCCCTCGACAGGGCCTCAAACGTCCCCGGAGTCATCCCGGCTTCAGCGTCCATGCACACCTCCACTTCACTGGAGTCGAGAGTGACGGAACCTCGATAGATCAGATCTGCCCGAGGGCCCTCCACGAAAGAGTGACGAAGTCGTTTCTCCTCTCCTAACAGTGGATGTGTAATATCGAAAGTTCCGCTTGTCTTAGCTAGAGCACCAGTCACAGTGACACCAAGAGGGTGTGCTTCCAACCGGTCACTGCCTTGCACTTTCAGCTTCACTGCTGCGGTAGCACCAGCGGCTGTTGCTGTGTCTGACTCAATGGTCAGCTCACCGTTCGCAGCACCAGAGATCAATGACGTGATGTTGCCAGTGGTGTGCTCAAGCTGAATCGCAGGATCAGCCGTATAAATATGTAAAGCCTGATCAGGCGTATCAGCTCCCGCAGTCCAAGTTCCCGGAGCGGTTGCATCTTTAATCCCTAATCTTTCATAGGTGTGGTTATACGTCAGATTCGACGTAGTCATCATGAGATCGTCCATGATCCCTGAAGTAAGCGCAGCCACAATCGTGCGACCAGCGTCCCAGGCTTGAGCTGAAGTTGACTCTTGGCCACGAACCACAGTCAACGTGTACGGGTTCGAAGAACCGCTAACACCTGTGACCTTCACGATCTCCGGGGCATGCTCATCGCCCTCAGGGTCTATAACCATCATCAGATAGTTAGAGGCTGAAAGGCTGGTAGGCGCAGTGAAATTACCGTCAATGTTGACAGAGATCGAAGTCGCCCCACCAGAAGCGATAGCAGTATTTAACTTGCCTTGGACAAGGTTCTGGAATGATCGTGTGAGACTCATAGTAAGTGAGGCATCTTTCTGTAGGTCCTGTATTTAGGCAGGCCCTGCATTGACTTGGCTTCGTCGATTCGCCGGTAGACCTCGCCCCAAAGTTCTCGAGCCCAACGAAGGTTAACTCCCTGCCGCATAGCGGCCTCTTGGTTCCACTCCTCGATCTTGTCCACGTCGGTACGGTTCACTTCTCGACGAGTGACGGCGTATGCCGCCGCCCACAGAGCTGGGATGTCCTCAGCTCCAATAGGCACATCGATTGTTGCAGCATCACCAGACCCGGTAAAAGCGTAAGGAGTCTGATAGACCACAATGATCGAGTCGTTGTTCTCCACTGACGTTGGTGTACGAAGCGCCTTACCTGTCGACACCACACCAGTCGGCAAGTCCTGCTCGAACTGCCAGCCACCAATATCAATGATGCGGCCAGTCTGACCAATCATGTGACGAACCGAGTACACCCTCATGGTGTTCTCTGGCATCAGCACCCACTGCATGTCAGTGGTCCGGGTCATTGACTCCGTCACTCTGTGCGGAAGCTGGGCATTCATGACGGACTTAAAGCAACGTTGAATCCAGTCACTGATAGAAGAGCGGGGCCACGGTGGATTAATTAGTGCGGTCGCATCCGTTGCGTGACCGCTTGTTGCGGTGCTCCCTGCGTAACCCCGGCTAACGGTCAAAACGGGCGTCGAATCATTGCTCTTCGCCGTTATCAACATCAGCTCGTCACCAATTTCAAGAACGTCAGTCGCTTGTACACGACTAGCGTCATCGACCGTCAAGGTTGTATCGGTGGGGGAGTCCAATGCGCTTGATCCAACTGTGACCTGGAAGGGACGTTCGCTAGTGCGATATAACATTTCTAACGTGTCATCTATGAGCCCGCCGAGGGTCACCGTGGTTGTCGTAGCCATCTCATACTCCTACCCCTGAAACGTCACTTTCTACGCACCGCTGAAGGGGTCGGGCGGTACCTATTAACGGCAATATGGCTTAAATGCTGGGCCACTTCACCGAATGGGCCAGTGATATTGAAAGCCACAAGAATCTCGTCTGACTGAGCTGTGACCCTGTTATTTCCGCCGCCTGAATAGTCCAGCTCCTCCAGAGCTGACATATTCTCCGCATCCACAGGAGCCACATCCACCATGATCCCGGACATGAGGCCCTCGCCGTACATGCCCTCCATCCGATAGGGATAATCGCTTTGGTAGCCGATGGCCATGTGACCGAATCGGTAACGGTAATCACGAATATTCTGGTACTGGAAGTTCGTGCGGTACTGCATCGACGAGCCGTACGAGTAGCTGAACGTGTCAGTCGACGAGATAGCCACAGCTCCCAGAGCTTCCAGAGCTGCAGCAGCATCGGTGAGTGTCATCGTGACAGTGGTCGACACCCAGTTGTCATTGCCAGAACCAGAGTCTGTTTGAAGGGTGAAGAACAGGCCGGGAGTACCTTCGGTACCGGTACTTGAGTCAGTTGAATTAACCGACGTGCCCTGAGTGTTTAAGGTCTCAGCACCACTGATAGCTTCGGTGAGGTTCAGGCCCACCGTTCCAATAGTGGCCTCAAGGAACTGCTGCGAGTCAGTCGTTCCCTGAGCTGCAAGCGACTCGACACTAATGTTCGGAGTTGACTCCGTGAGATTGATCGTGTCCGTCGGAGTGACATCAACGGTTAGCGTTGCCGAGTCAGCAACACTGAACGTGTCAGAGATCGGATCGTCTACCCCGTTTCGATAGGTGACCTTCGACCGGTAGTCATACGTGTTCCGATACTTGAGAGGGAAAACACCAAACTGGTACTTCGCCTCGTGCCGGTACAGCTCGGCGTTGCGGTACGCAACGGCAGGCATAACTAGTTAATTAGTACCGACGGGCGACAACCGTAATTCATGTTTTCACCCATTCGTAGTTATCGGGGTCACGGTGATAACCGGGGAGCACCCATTCCAAAAGAGACTGATCCCAAACGAACTGCACCTCGTCGCCGTTCTCATCGAAGAAGTCATCTGGTGGGTACGCTTCCCAGCGATCTATCTCGTGAGGAAAAGCCAAAGGGCCGGGATGTTCTGGTCGAGGCATTAGATTCCCCCTGTTAGTGTCTCGTTCGGACGGTTGTAAACATCAACAGGGTTAGTGCTGTAGTTGCCACTGTTCGCCAATGTCCACTCACCGCTAGTTGTTCCGCCTTCGTGGAAGTAGCCGGTCGAACTGTTGATCGAGCCGCCAGAAACACTGAAGTAACTGTTGGACGTTGAATAATCGCTTGCTGAGAGTGGCTCAACCGTGAAGGTAAGGTTCGTTGTTGTCGATCCGCCGAGGTCCCACACATCCGCCGTCCCCGTGGAATCGTGTGTACCGTCGGCCTTTATTTTCATTGGCATCATAAAATTGCGGCCATCCCAGTTCAGGCTGAAATTGATGTAAAGGTAATCCCCTGTCTCATCAAAGGTAATCGCATTGACGTATATGCTTGTCTCTGAGTTGTCCGAGGTTTTCTTTGCTGAGATCTTGGTCGCCCATTGAACGGTGCCAGAACTGTTCATTGCAAAGAGCAAGCTCTTGTACTTGGTGCTACTCGTGTCGAGGTAGGTGTAGGCGGTCTGGATAACCAAAGACCCATCGCTTTTAACACAGCCACCTTGGCTGTAATAAGGATGAGTGTTTCCTTGTGATGCCGTGGTGTTGTAGAAACACCGATGCCATTGATGAGTTCCAGACGAGTCAACCTTGTTCATGATCGCCGGGGTACCTGACGTTCCGTTGTCTGCGTTGTAGCCAGTCAGATAAACGTTGTCTGATGAGTCAATAGACGACATCTTTGAGAAGCCAACCTTGTAGCTACCTCCGTAGGACATGCCGTACCAATTCATCCACTGACGGGTGCCGCTGGAGTTATATTTCGCAAGCGCCCACGGATAGGCACCGACAGTTCCTGAGTAAAGGTTAGCGTCCAAACCCTTCTGGAAACCGATGTAAACATCGTCGGAGGCACCTACAACGATGCCGCCCGTTGGGTTGAATTTGTTGTAGTACGGGTAGGTGGTGTAGCTACTTGCGTACACCCTTACTTTCCAATCGGTGGTGCTGCTAGGGCTAGCAGGAAATGTGTTCGGGAAACACCAGATCTCGTACTGGTCATTAGACGACACTGATGATGTTGTTTGATAGCTGTAGAGGAGACGATCATTTGAGTCGAGCTTGGCGCAGGAACTGGTGAAGCCGTAACCAGTAGTCGTTTGCCCGAAGCCAGAAGGCGTGAACTTTGACGAACCATCTGACTCCATCATCCACATACCGACGTTTAATTGCGAACTGCCCTGAAAACGGAACGGCGTGAACCACTCGTTGCTTGAATTGGCGTCTAGCTGCAAGCCATTCATTGAGCCGTAAACGTCGTAGGCGTATGTTGAAGCCCTGATGATGGGTTGAGTAGTTGTGTTGAGAGTCCCAGCGCTGTCAACAAGTGCCCAAGTCGCCGCATATTTGCTCATGTCTGGGTTCCATGAGTGACCCCCAAAGATAACTTGTCCCGTAGAACTGTTGAGGCCGATATTGGTGGCACTAGTCGAATAGGTACCCGGTTGGTAGTTGAAAATGTAGAACCAGCCGTCTTTAGGTTCAGGCCAAGACCCGCCACGCACAGCTTCAGCAACCTCCCCCATAGACCAGATACCAGAAGCAGCGCTAGAAGTGGGAAGGTTCTGTGGCCCTATCACAGAGCCATTCTCACCATAAGTCATTAGCGTGCAGCGATCTCGTCGTCCGTTAAACCAAGCGCTTTCAACTTGGCATCACCTGATGCTTTGTCTGCGGCCCGTTTTTCTTCCGCAGCAACTTCGGCGTCATGTTGGGCCTTCGCTCGTTCGGCAGCCGCTTCACGGGCGGCCACTTCTTCCGCTGTCATTTCAACGTAGCTTTGTTCGCCTGTCGAACAATCCACAATCGCTTTTGTAGGCATGGTTACTCCTATGAGTTTTCTATTCCGTAGAGGGTGAACGAGGTGCCCGACACGAAGTCGCCGTAATCGAGAGCAAAACTGATCGAAGTGATCGCTGAGGTACTATCCCAGCCACCGTTGCCCACAATAGCTATTGGGTCTGGGCCACCGACGGATGCGTAAGGTGTCATGAACGAACCCTGCACCCTGCATCTTTTCTGTCGTGAACCAGCGTAGGCCGGAATGTACATCTCGATAGCGCTGAAGTCGTCTTGGCTGCTATAGGAGTTCGGGGCGAGCGGTACTGCGATCTCCTGAGCGGATGTGGAGGATGTCCAGCCGTCCGTCACACCTGTCGAGGTTGTTCCTGTGGCGTAGCCGTAGGAAACGAAATAGACGGAACTCGTATCGCCATTAAATTGAATGTTCATCTTTTGGTACGGGAGCGTGTTGCCCCAAGAACCAGTCCAGTCGGAGTGAGCGCTTCCCAGAATTTTGAGGTCGTTGTAGCTTCCCGAGATACCTGAGAACGATGCGGACGATACGCCGCTAGCTGTCAGGGTTGCGAGTTTTGTGATCGTCATGGTTTATGCCCACCCTGCTAGCCAATATGAGGACTGCGCCATGAATTCCGTCCCTGCTGAGGGTTCAAGAAGTTCAATTTGGGTGATGGCGGCAGTGTTGTCCCATGCGCTGCTACCGAAACGAAGGGTGTAGATGCTGCTGGCGTCCGTTACCGAGGCCGTTCTATAAACCTGTTTGGCAAACGACGTGCTCGTGTAGTTCGGGATGATCCAACTGCTGAAGCCTTGAATGTTTGCTGTCCAACTGTCGAGCGCTAAGGCATTTGAGTAATACGTCTGAGTAAGGGCGTTCAGTGAGTAGCCTTCCGCACCGCCTGTTCCTGAACTGACATAGCCGTCATGGCCGCCGTAGTTGCTTCCCGAGTCACTGTTGAACCGCATTTGACTAGAACCGGGATAGGCCGAGGCGTAGGAACCACGAGCCGATATCTGAAACTCCAGATGAGTGTACGTCTGTGGAATGCTCGTCAAAGTGATTGAGCTTGCACCGGTAGACAGTGTGCCTTCGGCAATAATTTCAAAGTCAGCCATTAAGCCAGTCCAATTCCGAACAAGGTGAATAAGGTAGGCGTGTCGTAGTTGTAGGAGAGGCCGGGGTTGTAACCGCTTGAATTTATTTCGATTGTGGTGATAGCGCTAGCCACTGAGTAAGCGAAACCGCCTATGCCCGTGTTGTTACCACCTTGCTGGTTTGCGCCCTGCCAAATATGGCACGTTGTTCCGGTGCTGGCGTTGGAGTAGTTGGCGATGTCACACATCCAAATTTGTGAATCGTTGACGTTACCAGTCGGACAGTCGCCCATGTTGATCGTGCCAGAATTTCGACTGAACAGGTAGCTGGCATTAGATCCGTAGCCGTACATTACCGAGTAGCCGTAATTGCCTCCCGTACTGTCACCGTTAAACCAAATGCCGATGTTCGTACCAGTACCAACTCGTTTTCCTTGCGACATAACAATCCGCAACGACCGATACTTCTGAGGGATACTCGTGAACTCAAACTCTCCCGTCGAACCGTCGGCTGCGTACTGGGCAATGTATTCCATCGTCCCTTTGACATGAGTCGGCCAAGTACCGGCCCCCACATTCTCCGCAACCTCACCTATCTGCCAGACACCAGACGCAGTACTAGAAGTCGGAGCTACTTCGGCTCCGATCCTACTCCACGTCTTACCCGCCGAAATACCCGGCATTTATTAAATGTCAATCTCAAGAACAGATAACGTCACATCGACTTGCGCTGCTCCGTCACTATATACGTCAAGCACGTCGCCCGTTTCCAACACCTGCTTACCGGCGACAAGGCCGATAGCAGCGTTAAGAGGAACCGACACAGCTTTCGCTATGAACTCGGTAGTACCAGCAGAAGTGTCTGTCACAGTTGCGCTCACAGGGTGAGTGCCGGAGCCAATGTTTGCTGCTTGCATCTGCAACACAATTGCGACTTTCGAAGCCCCAACTGTGTACGTGTTTGAACCAGCCGCAGTATGAGCTTCCCAGTTAAAAACCTTAAATGTATTTGCCATGTCCTACCTCAGCTCAATGCCAAAATCAGAGGGATGGGCGACTCAGCAGCAGCCCAAACCAAACCAGTAGCAGCCGTAGAATCAGCAGTCAGTACCTGACCGTTCGTCCCGACCCCCAATCGAGTAACCGTGTCATCGGCAGTCGCAGCGTAAATATCGCCCTTCGCATTAACTGTCGATTCGAGTACAGCTCCGCTCAACGACGTGAGAGCGCCAACACCGGGGTTAGCGGCCCACTGCGTTGAACCATCTGCTTGCTTAACCAGGATCTGGTCCGTCGAAGCGCTATTAGCGGCCGAGGAACCGATACCTAGTTTCGTCTCGAGCTGAATTATTGCTTGTGAATGATTGGTGTGAACAATGTCATGCTCAACACCGCTGTCATCCATCTCATCCGTAGCCGAAATGTTCGGCTGCTGAGTAGTCGTATCTAAAGATGTGGGATAGTTAGTTGCCATCTCAGCTCACCGTTATCGCTACAGTCAAAGTCCATTCAGACCCTGAGGCTTTTGTTCCAAGTGCCGCAACCTTCCGGTTGAGGTTGGTTGCAGAGTCACTCGACCCGTTCGCAACTGTCCATTCATTCCAGTCGAAGTTGCCTTCAGCGGAAGCCCAAATGGAGCGGAACGTAACAGTCTGACCAGTTACGCTCGGATACCCAGACTCCATCCCTTGGTAATCTTTGTTGGAGCTGGCCTGCAAACCGGTCTGACCGGCAGCCGCAGCGGTTGACGAGTCGCCTACACCAATGTAGGCGTTGCCGTTAGAGAAGGCAGTGGCCGAAATGCCACAAAGAAGATTAAGTAGAACAGTGATGCCTTCGTTAAGAAGTAGGTTGTCCTTCTTTTCAACCACCTCATCTGGCGGGAGACCCGCCTTGCGATCAGCGGCTCGATGCCACTTCTCAACAGTGGCCAGAACATCCCACGTTTTCGAATCAGTGGTTTCAGTGGACATAAAAAATTAAGACCTTTCGAGATGTGGAATTGGGGCCCGCCCCGAAGGATTCAAAGGGCGGACCCCACCACGAGGAGCACTACTTAAGCAGTGGTGCTATCTGTGCGCCGGTCATACGGGGTGCGGACGAAGACGCCCACATTCGCATTGCCGGAACCTGAGTGGTCCATAACTACATGCATGTACGGTTTGTACACCTGTGCAGCTAGAACACGAGTTGTGTTGTCATCAGCATTGGTGATGTCTTGGAAACGGCCATAAGAGACCACGTTTCCTGTGCCGTTTGACGCATCGGAGCCGAATACTTCGACCTCGAATGCAGTCACACCAGCGGCGACAGTGCCAACCACTAATTCAACATTGACCAAACAAGGACGGTCAACTTGGATGGATGAAGCAGCAGTAGTTGTATCTGCTGAAATGTTTCCTTGAGCCAAGATGACATTACTTGCTGTTTTTGCGTCCCGGATCGTTGTGCCCGGTCCTACTGTGCGTGTTGCTTGTGCCATACGTCAGCCTCCTTAGGTGTTTGTAACGCCGTGTAGACGGGCAACAGAGAAGCTGTTAGCTACGACAACGCCGGGGTAGCACTCGACTCGTCCCAGGTGACCTGGGGCTGCTTCGGTTTCACCAAAGTCTTTAATGTCGAATGAGCCACCCAGACCCAAGATGCCATACACGTTTTCATCAGTCCCGAAGGCGATGGCGTATATGGAGCTGGTCACGCTTGACGAACCCTGAGTTTCATCGAAGTCAAGGATGGCGTTGCCATCTTTGTCATCACCGATGATCCTGATCTGGGTGCCGTTGTAGATGTTGACCTGACGACCAAAGGTGTCAGTTCCAACGTCAATCAACGAAATACCCGAGTAGGTGGTCCGTGCAAGAGTGTTGATCTTGCGACGTAGCGTACGGTTCATCAACAGTGCGTCAGGGGCGGATTGTCCACGAAGGGAGTCCCACGCCTCGTCGAGCATGTCGAGAGTAAGTGTCGCACCGTTAGTGCCAGCTTCAACTTTCTGGCCAAGACCTTCGTCGATTAGAGCATTGATGCCCTTGAAATCTTTCGAAGTGCCAGTGCCATCGAAGAAGCTCTTGTCGAATGTACGAGACATCGCTTTTGAGAACTTCGAGTACTGGCGTGCCTTAGCTGAAATTTGATCAGCCTGTACACGAACAATGTAGTTGTCTATGAAGACCTCTCCACCCAGAATCGCACAACCGAAGAAACGCTCAGTGTCTGTACCCATTGAACGGGTATAGGACTCATTCACGTCACGGAAGGCAGGATCTGGCAGGGTGTCCTCAACAGTCACCTTCAAAGCGTTGCCAGTAATGGAAGTAAACGGCAGCATCTCCATAATTGGAGATTCTTGGATGAGGGTAGTAACTACGCCTCGACCCAAGGTCGTTGATCCATATTTGGCAGCTTCGAGGAGACTTAATGAGCCTGCGGCCATTAGTTATTTCTCCTGTGTAGGAATCGGATGTAGGAGCTGGTTATCCGGTTCCTCGAAGAGCTGCATCAATCGCATCAAGACCCATCAAGTTCTGAGTGTTGCTAGCTGGAGTGGATACACCACCCACGCTTGCAACTTCTCGAGCCCTTGAATGAGCTGCTGCATCATGAGCTTCAGGAGCGAGGAAGTCATTGACTGCCCGCTCCAATTCATCGCCTTCGAGGCCACGTTTGGCCAGCATGTCCTTTGCGAGTTCGGCCTGCATTGCTTGACGCTCTCCTTGGAGAGCTTCAGCTCTTTCAGCCATTTCGCTCAGGTTGACTCCTTGGAGATCTTCGGGTTTCACCAATCCGTATCCGTGTTCCGTAATCAGCTCTTTGGCTTTTAGGCCGGATAACTCGTTAGCGAGTTCCTTGTTCTCTTTAAGAGTCGACTCCAACTTCTGTCGGAGTTGCGACCCACTTTCCTCAACGTCGTCTAAACCGTCGCCGTCAAAGTCCATGATGTCTCCTACGCCCGGAATCGCCTACGCCCATAAACACCGGGGATGGATATGGGGAATGGTCTAACCCCCACCCAAAGTGTGTGTACTAATAGACGCTTCTACCCGGTTGAGCGAGCCTATTTCCGGCTCTTTGCGCCGCAAATCCGCCTCCAGCTTGCCCTAAAGCACTCTCAGCGGCCTGTGCGTACCTCAACTCAGACGACTCACCCAACATGGAACCTTCAAAGGCGCTCTGAACCTGACTCACGCTCACACCCGGTGAACGTGAAGCTCTAGCCATCATGCCCTGCAAAGCACCTTTTCGCTGGCCAAGCGAGTTGTACGCTGTGCGGAGACGTGCCCCGTCAATACCCTGAGCAATGAACTTCTCCAATGTTTCATTGTCTGGCATCGCAAACCCTGCTTCGGTCGCTGCGCTGCCCAGTACCGCATATTCGAATGCAGTCTCCAACTCTTCAAGGTTGAGGAAATCTTTACCTGACGGGTTCTGATAAATAGCGCCCATCAAACTTTGAGCAAACAGCGGGTCCATGCGAAGAACCTTCTGCACATCCGCTTCACTAATCTGACCTGATGCCTGCAATGCGCCGAGGCTGTCACTCAGTCTCTTGATACCCACTGTGGTAGCTCGACCAATAAAGGTTTCGTAGTCAGTGGTACCGGCCAACGTTGCTTCGTTATAGGCGTCCTCGAGTGCTTTCTTTTTATCTGGGTCAATCACCGCATCGAACAAGTCGTCGACACTGACATTTAGACCTGCGTGAACATAGAAAGCGTCACGTAGCTCTTGCGATCCCGACTCAAGCTCTCTGTACGTGGAAAGACGATCGCCGAGTTCGTTAGCGTCGACACCCGCTTCCATCAGAGCCGAATAGTCCTGTGCGGACTCCGTTGCCGGATCGTAGTACCCAAAATCTTTTAGTTGATCTCTGTAATCATCGACTGTTCTCATGTACGCCGCTTCGTTTGTGAAACGCAGAGAACCATCTTCGGTATAGAAACCTGGGAACCTTGCTCCCCACTCAGGACTGTTTCTGAGCTGGGCCAACAAACCATCACCTACGAAACCATCTTTAACCCAACCTATGACTTTGTCTGCCATGTTTGGACCGAGCTTTGCCACCCAAGGGAACAAACCCAGAAACTCTGCCTGAACCTGTTTCGGATCTACAGTCGATGTTTTTCGCTTCGGCAGAATCCAGCTTCGTGAAGCTTCGTCCCAAACATGCTGATCGGTTGGCTGAGGAGGTCGCCCCGCCTTCTTAGTTGTATTCAGTGACACGTATGTGTCAACCAGCGAGTTGTGGCTTAGAGCTACAGCACGGTCAGCGTTGTAAGCGTCAAGGGCTCGTTGCGACATCGGCCCCCACCTACCATCAACCTGCGAAACAGTTTGACCACGGGAATTGGTGAATGTGTTTTGCAGACCTACCTGCTCGTAATAGCCACCATCCATAAGGGCTTGCTGCATGGCCGCAACATCTGCATCTCCGCCTGCAACCCCGTATCCAGTTCCCTGTTCCTTTGTCCCCAGATCATCAGCAACTGCTATTTTTGTTGGCTCCACTTGAGGAAGGACGGTACCGGGGTCAGGCATCTTGCCGTGTTGCAGCATGTACCACAGCGTGGGGCCCGTAGGCGTGTCTTCGTTATCTCCAAGTGCCATTATGCGAATCCTGTTCCTCGACCAATAGCGCCGAAAGCGCTCATCAAAGCGCTACGAGCATTATCGGTACCTAACCATTCCGGCTTATCTCTCAAGCTTTGCTTAAAGTCAGACAACGACATGTCCAGTTTCAAAGCGTTCTGCACATCCTCGTCAGTGTGATCAGGCAAACCGACTTCCATCAGATCTGACTTTGCTTGCCTCCACGGATCGGCGTAATCGACCCACGTCATACCAACCGGCTTAAACGGGTAAAGAACAGTTGCTTGTTTATCAAGCTGCTGTTCCAACTCATCCAAACTCAATTCGTTATCAACAAGTTTTTGCCCGTACTTCAACAGCGTTTCATTAGAAAGGTTGAGACCGTAGCTTTCAGCTAAATCACGAGCCGTGCCACGTTGCGTATCAACATCAATTGATTCTTGACGTTGAGCCCGATCTTCAGTGTCGAGCATTCGCTGCCACGGACTCTGTTCGATCTTCATTGCCTCAGGCTGAATCCAGTCAAGGACAGCTCGCTGCTCAGAGAATTTTCCTGAAGCAACACCTAAAGCCTGTTGGAATAAAGCAGGAGCCTCAGATTGCAGCTCTTCGTATGTTGCTGGAACGTCGAGAAGAGTTCCCGTATAGGTCCTCCACAGCGAAGCAAGTTTTTCCGCTTGCTGAACTACCAGTGCCGCCTGTTCAGCAGGGTTCGAAGTGTCAAAATCTCTTTGAGCTTGAACTGTTGATTGACCGTAAGTCGTACCCATCAATGCTTGATGGAACTGGAGAGGATCCAGCTCACCGGCAGCATTGTCGAACTTGCCGCTCATAGCGTTAGCTATTTCCTGCATGTAGTCCTGGTACTGAGCCGCATTCGTGTTGTGAATGGCGTTGCTCGCCATGAAGCTGGCTATTTCGTCGACAGTTTGCTGAGAGGTTTTCGTGGGGTCAGCTTTACCGGCATCGAACCAAGTGTTGTTTGCTATTAGCTGTTCCCACTCATCATCAGAAACTGAAGCCGCTCCGGGTTCTGGCCGAGTCATTTCCAGATAGAAAGTCCATCGACCTTCAGTGTCAGTAATGATCTGGTAGTACGTCCCACCGACCCGGTACACGTATCCAGTAACTCCGAAGTCTTCACCAACACTCATTACAGATTCCTCATCACTTCACTCATTACAGCGAACTTGCTTTTTTGCGCTTGATCTTCTCGGCCTTCAGCGGTCATGCCGTATCTGTTGACATCCCCAATGTCGCCAGACCGCATCCCAGCTCGAGCAGCCATTCTTCGATTGGTCGGATCAGCGAACTGGATAGCTGCCTGATCTTGGAATCGAGCAGCGTAATCTTCGGCGCTCATACCTGAACGCTCAAACTCTTCACCGAACACGTCTTGATACAGATCAGATGCTTTCAAGAATCCTCGAGCTGAACTTTCTGGTGTGGGGCGGGCATACACGTCGCCTCTCGACTGGTTCAACCAAGGCACTTGCACCGCTCGAGGTCGACCGGCCCATTCATTCAAATCGGCCTCGAACTTGGCTTGAAAACTATTTAAGGTTTGCTCATTCGGTGTCTCACCAAACAAGGCTTCGTGAAGTTCCCTAAACTTTTGACGAGTGGTGCCTTCGTCATAATTGGTTTCAGGAGTCCGATCCGAAACTTCTAGTAACCCAGCCGTCTGATAGTCGGCTTGGTCAGGATTGAAATCAGCACTCGATTGAGCCAACCGCACATAGGGGCCTAACAAATCATCACGAAGAGCTTTCTGATCAGCAGTCATGCTTTCAGGAGCAGTAAACAACGTTTCAGCAAGCGTCGGCTCTGGGGCTGCACCTGCTCGACGAGACTCAGGATCCAACGCTTTGCTTTCAGCGGCATGCATGTACGCAAACAATTCACGTCCCCCGTACAGCCTGTCCCCTTCTCGTACAAGTGCAGCGGTTTGATTGACAGTGCCAGCAATGCCCGCTTTTGAACGTTCCATATGAGCCAACAAAATGGTGTGCAGTGTGATTCCGCCTGTGGCAGCACGAGCGGCTTCACCGATCATCCCTTCGTCTGCACCGATAGCGGAGTAGATCTGAGCCAACTCGTTCGCTGGAATAATCTTCACTCTGCCGTCATCCATAGTGACTTGCAACGCTGGACGAGCAATTGGATATTTTGCGTTAATGAATTCTTTGCGTCCTTCAACTCCCAGCTCTGCTATCCACTGGTTTGCCTGAGCCAAAGTGTCCATATTGAAGTTCTGTGGGTCTCCAATAGCTTCAGAGTGACTGTTGACGTTGTCGATGTAAATATCTAACGAACCTTCAGAAAAAGAAACTGGATTCTCGCTGTCATTAGGGTTGTATTGGGCTTGTCCAATCGCTATTAAAAAGTCTGTTAGGTGGCTGGGAACTTCACCCGCATCTGTACCAACCTCTCCCATCCCAGCTCCGGCTTGAGGTTGAGTTGGCTTTCCTTTTGGCGCATTTTTTGGTGGCTTATTTTTTTTGTTTTGAGCCCAGGAGTCGAATTCAGTGTCTCCCATTTCGTTAATGGAGTTGATGAGTTCGCTAGATAAAGCATCCACTTCATCCTGTGTCCATTCATATTCGGACATTAATCTTTCAAAGTTTGACATTCTTAATCCAATACCGTTTCGATCGGTCCCCAAGTCCTCAACAAATGCTTCTTCCAGCCCAAACGTAAATACTGCTCATCCTCCGCCCACAAAGAGGCGAATTCTCTGAAGTTGTCGACATACTCCGGCGGCACTTGGTCATATGAGCCGTAGTTCTTCAACATTTGTTCCGACCAATGAATGAGATAACCGAGCTTGGCTTCTCGAGGAGCGTCATCGCCGGGACCATTCGGCCCGTACGACTGACCTAAAGCAATCAGCTCTTTCTCGTCTTGTCGTTTAATAATCGAGTTGCCAACAGATTCAGCAACCGCTTCCTGATAGCCGGGGTAGCGACGGCGAACATCTTCCTTCATCCGTTGCTGCTTGTCGTAGTAGCCGCTCCACCGTTTCTTGCGAATATCTGCGATCGTCGCTACAGGCGTCCCGTCTTCCCTTTCCCCCGATTCAAGACGAATCATCCGATCAATCCACCTGTTATACGACTCAATTTCGGCATACCCACGTTCCGCTTCAGCAGCTCGAGTGAGACCAGTCCCACCAAAGAACACATGACCTTGTTCCGAAATATCTTCGATTAGGTGCTCAATGTCGTTAAACACTGGAGCGAGACGAGTAACAGTCCGGTCGTAGTCCTCCATCGCAGCCTTGTTTTTAATTTCCACCGCTTGAGGCAGAAATGCGTTGATGACAGGGTTGATCGTCACTTCGTCCACACCTGACTGGTTGAAGAAGTTGATGTACGGCCTGTTGGCACCACCCAACTCGCCGGGGGTTGCACCATACGCAAACACATTCAAGCGTTGGAATTTCTCCAACAAAGGAAGCCTGTCTCTCCACAAGTCATGCAAGTCGTAGTGCTCGTTGAGCATGTCGTAGGTTTTGATTGCGTCATGCAGCATCGCCGCTCTAGACCAATCTTGACTCAAGAAATTCGCTGCATGCCCAAACGTTTTCTTAGTGAAGGAGAACGGGAAGAACAATGCGTTGACGTTCATCTCAGCAGCAGATCGAGGATTCAATCCGTAGGTGAACGCTTTCTTTGCAGTGGTGTACGCCTCCATAGGTTCCATCTTGTGGATACGAGTCAAGTCGGCGTACATCGATGCCATCCAGTCCTGCACATTGAAACCCAAAATGCCGATCTGTCGGAACTTCGCAGTCCCAGCCTCTAACGCATCAAAGTCGAAGTCCTGTCGACGCATACCGATGCCCGCAAACTCAGCTTGAATCACAGCCCACTCATCGTCAGCTTGAGCGATGGCTCGAGCATCTGGCTTCTTAGAACCGGCGATCTGTTTTGCACGGTCTTTGCGCCAACGAGTAGGACTGATATTGAAACGCAAACCTCCAGCTTGCTGAACTGTCTCAGGCAGATGACCTATCTGTGACAACACAATGCCTTCCGTGTATCGGGAAGCATCAAAGATTGGAGATAACGAGAACCGCATAAAGTCACGCAACATGGACAGGTGGTCAGCCATGTACGTGTAGTGCTTGTACTTGAGACTTTCGTCTAGTTTCCTTGCCGGACTTGTTACAACCCAGCCTTTGTCTCCGTGCCTAACTGTGTCAGCACCCATCTTCTTAAGCAGTGCCGCTTGTGGCCTATAGGCCAGCTTGGTGCCAGAAACAGCACGACCGGTAAAAGCTATTCCGGTAAGTCGAGCAACATCTCCCCATCCCATTGTCATGGGGTTGAGATCAATGTCTTCTCCTGACAGTGCATTCGTTGCGAATAACAAGCCACCGCCAACACCGCCGCCCACCATTCCTCGAGCAGCGAACTGAGCACCTTCAGCGAGATACTGCTGAACACGGCCCGTCACACCTGTCATTTGAGGCTTGTTGACGATCTGTGTTTTAGAGAACAGACGCATACCGTTCGTCAAGTTCGGAGTGGCCTGCAACTTGTCTTGCATGTTGACAAAAGTGCCTCGGAGCTGAGGGCCGACCACTCGTGCCCCCTTCAGCCCGTCAATCACAGCCAAGATCTCTTCGTCGGAATAGCCGTCTTTCTTCAGGCTCTTCGTCATGTACTTCGTCATCTTGTTGGTGCGAACAAGATCTGCTGGGGTACCTGGACTGAACGTGGACTTTACGTTTGCCTGGGCACGAGTAATAAAGTCTTCGCCTTTAGCTAACTCAAGACGAACGGAGTTGTTGTCAGTTATCTCCTCAGCGATCTTTCGCAAGCGATTGAGGAGAGCGTCCATGTCGGCGGAGTCCACTGACCTGAAGTCACGGCCCTTAATTGAGTACAAAGCTTTGTGCAAACTGTTGCGAAGTTGGGCGTTGTACATCTTTGACACTTGATCCTGCTGGTACCTCTGCCCAGCACGACCAATCGACCTAACCCCTCGTTTAACTCTCGCTTCAGCATTTGCTAACTGGTTGCCGTATTTGCGGCCAACTAAACCAAGCGAATCGGTGTACTTGCCGACATCAACAATGTCCTTAACTTCGACCAGCTCATCCACTAAGTCTCGTGGGCTCATGTACTCGACACCGTGAACAAGTTTGTAACCAGCGTCGTCGAGCGTTTTCGCTAACGCTTCGGGTATTGATTCGGGATCAACTTCAGATGCCGTGTAAGCAATCTGCCTATTCAAAGCTTTCTTCTTAGCTGCAAGACCGCTTCCACCATTGGCACGACCTAAGTCAGTTTGAATGCCGTGAACTTCTGACCATCTAGGTGAGTTGTCAAGTTCGTCTAGTCGTCGAGTGACGTGGCTAGTCACTGCTTCAACGTCTATTTCGTTTTTACTTGCATAGTTACGAAGACGATTCACACGTCGTTGGAGATCTTTGTTCATCTCCAGCTCAGTCATAATTTTTTTGAGTTCACCCATTGGCACATCGCCAAAGTTGGCTGTCGAAACTCCGAAGTCATTTTCGACACGAACAAGCAACTCTCTCCACTTTTTCGCATGCTCTGGGTTGTTAGCTATTCGACCCAAAGTGTCTCGAGTGGCTTCCAGATACTCAATTGCCTTCAGTTCGGCAATCTTGTCTTTCTTGCTGATAGTGCTCTTGCGAGCAACAGTGAACTTGCCACCCGGATCAAACGTTCCTCCAAACAAGTTAAACGTTCCATCCTTTGACAAATCTAAGAACTCGTCGCTGGCCAGCACGTCTCTTATGTCGAAGTAGAACGGGTCATCAACGTCTGTGAAGTGACCGAAAGGAGCTGCTTCTTGCTTTACAAGATCTTCTCTTCGCCCTACACGCCGACCCGTTTCAGGGTTAATACCTTGAAGCGACTTGGCTTTCTGAAGCTGGCCTTTCCCAACGGCAATATCGATCGCTTCGGAAGACTTTGTGAAGTTACTCCAGTCACCCATGTCATCGAGCTTGCTAGTGATAGCAATCTCTAACATGCCCGGTGTCATGTGCGTTTCAAGAAGATCTCGAATAACTCGTTTTCGAGTCACGTTGTGTGCATCAATCATTTGACCAAAGCGCTCTAAAGCCATTGGGTTGTTCATGATTGACTCGACGTATGCGTCGTACAGCTCCAGAGCCTGTTTGTTCGACCGGGCTCTGGACTGAGCCAGAGTGAGCAAGGCACCCGGAACATCTTCAGGGTCGACGTAACGCACTTGACTAACTAGCTGGTTGCGGGCTGTGTGGAAATTTTGAGAGAACAATTTAGGACCGTCGACAAACTCGTCAACCATCTCACCTAAGAGGTTCAAGTGCTTTGCAGCGTCAGCGTCAATGGCAGCAGACACAGCCATCCATGTCATCCAGCCACCAAGTTCCTCGATAGCTTTTTCATCGGTTGACCCCATGAACCTTGCCGCTAAAGCTCGGGTAGCTCCAAGTTCTCTTACGTCGTTATCCCACTCTCGAGCTTTGTCAGCCCGCATCGTTTGTATTTCTTCAGGAGTCTTATTTAGTTCAGCAACCTCATCACCTTTGGAAAGAATGTTGTTACGAACAGCGTTAGAGAACTCTTCGGTATAGAAAGCGTCTTGACCTACCTTGCTGAAGTTCGACACGAAACCAAACGGGTTTCGCACAACGCCCGGTTGCAAAATAAGAGTGGGCGTAAACATTGCCTCAAACATGATTGAAGCCGGAAGACTGATCTTTGTTGGCTCTCCATACCCACGCATAAACTGAGTAGTGGATTGCACCCCCGGTATATCTGACAGTGAACGATCTGGATTGATTCCAAGCTTGTCTTCAACTCGAGAAGCAAAGCCGAGCTGCATGCCCTTCTGAACACCTTTTTTGGTGATCATTACCCCCGGTATCTGCCGCCAGGATTCCATGCCACGGCCAATAGCCATGCGAGCCGCACCAACAGTCTGACCCTTAGCTTCCAACACGCTTGCATTAGGAAGAATTCGACGACCAATAAGGCCACCTTGCTGCATGCGAAGAACGTCAGATCCTACGTCGGCAGTTTCCATAGCCGCTCGACCAAGAGTCGGATTGATCTTCGTCAGAGGCGCATACCTAGCACCATGCACAGCATTCAAGGCTCGGGCACCTACGATGCCGCCTCTAGCGGCTCGAGCAAACAAAGCAACTTGTCCGACACCCGAAGCCAGCAACGCAATGTTGACCGCTGGCATTAACACATCGTCGATTGGGCCAAGAGCCGACCAGAGAGACTTGACTGCTTCGATGGGGTTCGAAGGTCCGTGATCGATAAAGGCAGCCTTTAAGTCCCTAAGTGGGTTCCAGTTCTCAAACTCCGTAGCGATCTGGTCTTCATCCCAAAACAAACCAAGTTCAGTAGCTGCTTCCAACAAACCCGTCGGCGATAGCCACTTATCGAACGTATCCATGACCTGACCTATAGAAGATCCGGGGCCAGGTACGTTGCCCTGTTTGGCACGAGAGAAATCGTCTTGCCGCATCTTGTGGTAGACGCTGTTAAGCGCAGGGTTCCAAGAAGAGTCTAAAGACGTGTTGGGATCGAGATAACCGTGGCGAATCGCTCGAGCTTTGAACTGCACAACAGAGTCACCAGAAACATTGGTAGGGAGTGGGAAGTTAGCTACGCCGCTGGCTACTCGTCGAGCTTGATCACTGAACGAATAAGTGCGAGTAGTTGGCTGCGGATCTGGTGGATCCATAGCTGATTGCACGTCGCCGTCTAAACCCGTTAACAGGTCTTGCATTCCTACCGTGTCCAAACCCGAAAACGCAGCAAGGTCCAAAGCCACCATGTCGGGAAGCTTCGGAAGAGACCATGAGTTTTCTACAGCTCGAATAGCTTTTAGACCGTTATCGATATTGCCCAGAATCCCACTCATGACGTCACCTTGAATTCTGGGGTGCCAAGCACCCGACCTTTGTCTTTACTTCCACCCTTCCAACCTGACCGTTGCAAGAACTGAACCATCTCGTCTTTAAGAGTCGGATCCATTCGTTTGTTTCCCTTGACGTCAGGTACTTCTACTTCAGAGCGGAAACGACCAGCTCGGAACGACTCTTCCCCGCCTCGTCCAGTCAGTCTCCAAACAACAACTCTGTTCGGGTCAGCTCCTGGCACGGTTGTTTGCCCTAAAGCTATTTGCACTTGACCTGTGCCTTCAATCGGCAAATGGACAGCTATCTCGCTGACCCTTTCACCGTTTATCGTCACATCAAAGGGGTGAATCGCATCAGCTAAATCGTCAGCCATTTGAGGGTTAACAACTTCAGCAATACCGTCCCAATGCCAGCGGCCGCTTACCTGTCTGAAATGGTGAGACCCACCTTCAGGTGTGTACCGGCCTGTCTTTGCATCTTTGAAGTACTGGTAAAGACCATCTGTTTCAACCCACACTCGAGCAGCATTAGCAGCGTTTGCATCTCCCTGAGCGCTCATGTGTGACACAGCGTGAATGTTGTCTGTGTATACGTGTTCAAATGCTTGAGTCATGCCCGGTGGTATCCGCTCACCATGCCCGTACATAACAAAGTCGAGAATCTGTTCGTTGTAAACGTGGTCGATCATTCGACCTTGATCTGATCCTTTTAGAAGACCAGGATGGGCAGCCAAGGTTTGATCAGACCAGAATTCTTTAGGGAGGACCGTGGCTTTCTGATCAGCGAACTGGCCTTCGTAGGAAAGTCCTTGACGCACGGCCTTACGAGCTGCAGCTCTGTTCTTTCTTGAATAGTTCAGATACGAGTTCTGGCCTGCTGTCTCCGAATGCATTGCTCCTCGAGCAGTTTCGGAAAACATTTGTGAATGCAACAAGTAAGCAGCTTCTTCGCCGTGACGGGTAAAGCTGTTCCCCATCACTGTGTGCCCAAAGAAATCGTGAACAGCTCGGAACATATCGTTCTGTTCGTTTGACATATATGGATGACCGCCAGTTGCCTCAGTCGACAGCACTTTGATCCTGTTGTTGTCTCTAATGTCAGCGGCGAGTTCTCTAGGAGAGGAATACGGGTTAGCGCCAACCACCTCTACTTCGATGCCCATGGTTCTGGTTATGTACTGGTATTGAGCTTCTACTTCAGCAATCATTTGGTCGTAAGCAGCGACGTCAGCATCAGTCATTTCCATGGGTGCAGCTTCGTAAGCGTCTGCTGTTCGTCGAGCAACAGCGGGATCTGCTTGCGTCCGATCTAGGGGAGACATAACTCCTTCTGTTTCTTGAGCAAGCCCCCTGTATTGCAGCTCTTTCTTAATTCCACGGATCGGGCCGAGACCGTGAATTTCGCCCCACGTATCTAGATACCCTTGCCGTGCTCGAGCAGCTTCAGGAACATGGCCCGCTTCACGGTGCGGGTTCGCTGAATGCATAAAGTTGCGGGCTCGACGCATCATCTCTGGGTCATCAAAAACAAAGACAGCTCCAGATCTGGTTTCCCGATCCGAAGTTGTTCTCAAAGCCGAAACATCTAAACCTGCTTCTTCGACGTCAGCTTGACTCCAATATTTGCCACCTTCGTCATCTACCCAAACAGTCGAACGACCTTCGAATTGTGGTTCGAGTACCAGCTCATGGCCTATGCCTTCTTCGTTAAGGCGAGCTGACATTTGCTTATGTGCATCTCGACCCCGTATGCCGTGATTAGTAAGGGCTGGAGCTGACACTGATATTGCCATCTCCCCGTCTAGTCCTGGTTGCCGATGTTTCATCAGCTTGATTCGACTGCCGGTAAACCCAACACCCTTTGCTTTGTCGACGGTGTCTTGAGCTATAACGTTTTCGTAAAAGTACTTTGCGTCTGCCACGATCATTGCTCGACGTGGCCGCACATCCTGGCCATGTGGTGAGTACCCAAAACTGCCGTAACCACCGTTAATTCGAGTTCCGGGAGGAACATGGGTTTGCAAACCATCTAACCCGTAAGACAAACCTATTTGCTTAACTCCCGCACCAAGACCTGAAGCCACTCGTTTACTGCCAGACTTAACTCGACCAGTCAGATCTTTAGGGAACCTCCACGTCCCATTGGAAACCTCAGACAGGGCATGATGATTAAACGCTGGCGGCAATGGTGTGCTTGCAGCGTCGAGAACACGAGGGTTGAAAATATGTGCCGGACCTTGACCATGAATCCAGTTAGCAGGAGATTGAATGTTTTTGAAAGTTTCCGGGTCATAGGTTTTGTAGTTCTTTGTGGTTCCCTTCCACTCTCTCCACTCGACCCACGTCAGAGCCTGCAACTCTGACGGGGTTAGTTTGCGAGTTGACCCATCAGGGAACTGCACTTCACCAATTTGGTCAGCGGCTATTTCGTACGCTCGACGCACAGATCGATACATGTTGTTTGACATGCGAGTGTCAGGAGCCATAGAAGCTCCCATGGCAATAGCGAAAGCGTGACGGTCAATAACGACTGGCACGGCAGCGTCAAGTTCACCAAAAAGGTATTTAGCGTTGTAGTCGCTAATTGAACCAGTCATCATCCCGTAAACGGCGGCTCGATGTTTCTCAAGTTCAGAGGCAGAAGACTGAAGGATTGCTTCCACAAAGTTTGGTTGCTTAAGAGTGTTTGGGCCCTTCATTTTGCGAAGAAAGAATGCCTCGACCTCATTGTCAGACTTCTTAAGCAGCTCTATGACGTTGGACGCTTCCTCGGTCGTCGACTTGATACCTACCACCGTGTTCATGTGGTTTTTCAGTTGTTTAGCAGTGGCATCAGGATGGTTTGTCATGTACCGAGCAGCGGCTACCGCCTTCTCAATGTTCTGTTCCCACAGTTCGCCCGCTGACATTAGCGAGGCCACACCAACAAGTTTGCGGTGGTGCATCCCTATTTCGGACGCTGCTCGAGCCAAGTCCTCGTTTGCTATTCGATACCAGGCAACTGCTTGATCCATTTGGCGTTGACTTTCGGGGATAATCCCCTGGAATGGAGCAGGTGCTTTACGCAACGTCTGGTTGCCAATGTCACTCACCCGAACCGTGGCAGGTACGTTTCTCTTAAACTTTTTAAGACCGGCTATCGGGTCACCTTCTAAAGCTTCGTTGACAATTACCCGAACAGGCACAGCCTCAAGGCCACGCATTTCAGAAGCCATTAAACGTTTCTGACCATCAGTTAATGCGGCTGCACCTGTTCTGGGGTTGTACTCCAGAACAAGCGCTTCTTTGATACCGCTTTTTCGAATGTCATCAGATAGCTCTCGAACGTCTTCAGTTACTTCGACAGCAAACCGCTTCATATCAGCAACGGGCACCACTTGAACAAGATCATCTTTTAGTGCCGGGTGGGTGGCCGCCGGTCTCATCACCGATGCATCTAGTTGCTTTAGCTTTGCCATGACTCTTTGGTTGAAAAAGTCAGTGATGTTGTTTGCCATCATCGGCATGAGCTGCACAGGATTAACCATTGCCATGGTGCTGATACGGCGAAGCATTTCACTTTCGTCGATTGTGGCCGCACTCCGAGCATCAAAGTCTGCGACGTTCAAGTAGATACGATCAGCAGACGGGTCCTTACCTAAGAAAACTGAAGCTACGCCGATGCGAGGGTCTTGCAGTGCCAGCTCAGGGTGACCGTTCCCCATGGTGATCTTGGCGAACTGCACCATTGCCCCACGCAGCTCTACCATTTCCACATCCGACAAAGCTTCACCGGACATCATTTTTTTCCAGTGCTTATCGACTTCCGGCATGTCTTTACCGAGACGAAGTCGAGGCTGGTTGCTCCAACCAGTCTTAGTCGAAATGACGTGATCAAATTTGGACGCTTCAATAGCAGCGGCAGCCACACGGATCTCAGACTTGTTCATTCCCGTTCCGACGCTTGCCGCATAGTCAGGCACTTGTTCAAACAAGTCATTGCCTAACCCCAGGAAAAATTCATCAGCTTGAACGCCGTTATTGTTGTTGGGTTTCCAAGTTCCTAAGTCGTCATATCTCCCAATTAGCGATTGCCGCAGTGAGGAGATTGCCCCAGCTTCGTTAAAATTTGCTGTCCCAAAGTTTGAACCAACAAGAGACATCATCGCTCGACGAGCCCGACCGCCTGATGTTGGGATAATCGTCGCACCCAACATGGGTTCACGCATGGTGCCTGACAGTTGAGCTAAAGCATCTGTAGATGTTGTGCCAACAATCCTCGGGACTTGTATCTCATAGGGGTTTTTGGGGCCTCGGGGTATGGGAGGCAGACCCAAAATCGAGTACATCGGCGGGTCTTCTTTGAACATGTCCCTGACACGAACTTGTTGCGACTTAGGGCCGCTAATCATTCCTCGATCAACCAAACCATGTTGGACTTTGCGTTCAAGGCTGGTCGCCCCGAGAGAAACACCAGCCGCTGCACCAGCAACTCCTAAAATGCCAAGCACTCGGGTTAACCAACCAGAGTCAGGTTGTGCGGCATGATGTGCGCCGATTGCTTCACCTAAAACGGGAGCTGTGTATGCCTGCTGTGTGGCAAAGTCTCCCGCAGCTCCAACGACATCTGAAAGCTGAAATCCGTCAGTAGCACGTTCCGACCATTGCTGGCCAAGAAGGCTTGACGGCAGCATGCCGGTAACCATTCCGGCAGCACCCAACAGCCCACGTTCTTTAACTGGACCGAAAATGCTTCCTTGTTCACCCTGTTCTGCTGGGGGTTCTGGAAGAACAGTGTCCTGCTCACTGAGCTGTTCCCTCTCGTCGGGAAGCATTCCGCCGGTGAATACCATTGTCTTTACCTACGGGCTTCGATCAAAGCTTCCATGACGAGTTGGGCCCACTCACGAGTTTCTTCAGAAACCTCAGGGTGAGTTGTTAACGCATCAAGAATCGCTAACCGTTGCTGATCACCAGCCTGTTGTTTTGGAGGCAAAGGCGCTTGACCCATTGCCATAGGTTGAGAGATAGGAACATTTGGTCGTTGCGTGGGAGCCATAACTCCCTGCGGCAGTAACGCTGGCCCTTCAACTGGTCGGCCTTCTTGCTGCGGGACGCCTCTTTCAGGTAACGCACCGGGACCTTCCATCCCGCCTTGCTGCTCAGGTGGGGCCATTGGTGGCAGCGAAGCTTTAAGGTCCGCTAGATCCGCTTTCTCTCCGTACGTGCCAGACTCAGGTTTGTTTACCGACTGGTTTTGCGTCGGTGTTTTCTCAATATCCATTTCAGCCATGAATAACCTCAGCCTCAGTTTCAATCCAGACTCGAGCACCGCAGCGGTCAGGGGTCTCTGAATGCACAATCGTGCATGGCCCCTGAACGGTTACTCGACGATGATGAGTCGAACCTTTGTATGTGCGGTCAATGATCGCCGGTTCGTTCTTCTTAATCTTTTGTTGGTGAACGTGGATAACGTGTTTCACTGGCAAGACTCGCAGATCTCATACCCGTCGATCGAGCACTCGATAGGAGTGTCGTCATCGAACGGATCTAACTCGGGTCGTTCCCCCATCATTTCGGTAGGGGTTTCCGTCATTTCCTGCGTGTCTGTCATCCACTCACCTGTGTTCCAAGCATTCCGCCCTCACCTGCGGGCATTCCCAAACGTGCTAAAAGCTCGGCTCCCCCCGGTGGAGCTGGCGGAACAGCTCCGCCGCCCTCTCCGGGAGGAGGAGCACCAGCCGGAAGTCCCGGATCCATTGGGGCTCCAAGCCCCGTTGGCACCTGCGCTTCCAACATCTCTTGTTCTGGTTTAACGATGTACTCCTCAAACAAGTCGAACAGGTCGTCGCCCTTCTCACGGGCACGAGCAATCTCAACCAAAGCCTCGTTAGGTACCAAACCTGACTCGAGACCTTGAAGAAGTTTCGCTAAAGCCATAGCCCTGAACTTCTCCACGTCAAGACGGGAACGTTCACGGCCAACGTCAGTCAAACCATCAATGTTTTCCTGAACGAATTCTTTCGAAACAAACTCTGCTTGCGAATACTGAATATGCAGCACAGCGGACTGTGCAGGGTCACGTCCCAAACCAAGCCCGTACTCCACTCGGAGACGATGCGAAGGATCAATATCGGTACGTGCGTTGTACTCCGACAAGAACTCTTGGTTACGGAGAATCCCAGCAGCTACTTTCGGGCCAGGAAAATACGCTTTGTCAACCTCGAGAGCGATACGCAAGGCACGTTCCATCTGCCGTTGCAGAATCTGGTGGTACGTCCTAATCGCCGTGTTCATCATCCCAGCAGAAGCCTCAAGGAACTTCGCTGAAGCAATCGACTGATCAATCTCACCAGGTCGACTCTTAGGCCAACGTCCACCAACGTGGATGCCTTCAATGAGTTGAGCCAAGTCGGCTTGAACATTCAACGATGACACTGCTGGCGGAACACGACCAATAGCGCCCTGCGGTCCCAATTCAATGAACGAGCCACCACCGTATGGCATTTCACCGATGAGGTCTTTCACGAAGATGTCCGAGTAGACAGCTTGGTCGGCGTAATCCAGAATTAAGCCCATCAGCCGAATGTGTGCTTCGAGAAGACCAATCACCTGATCGAACTGGCCACGTATCTCACCGTCAAGGGAAACACGAGACCCGATCACTACCGGGCATATGCCGGTCTTGTTTTCGATTCGTTCCAGCTCAACTGGCAACGGCACATCTTGTGACGAGCCGTAAGCCACTAACCCAGAAGCAGACGCCTGATACAGGCCAGTGAGGAGATACTCGTTTTCGTCGTAGTACTCGACAAGCACCACTTTGGTGTTTTCGTCAGGATCCCCATATTCGTTGTACTGGCCAAGAGCGTCACGCAGTTTGTCTTTGTAAGCGTTAGGGAGCTGAGTGAAATACACCTCCCGTGCAAACATGCAACGCCGAACATCGTCACCCGGACGGAAACCCGGCTCCGGGTAGCACTGCCGTGGGTCTCTACGTTCGATAAGTGGAATTTTCTGCTCAAGGTCGGGAACAATCGTCCACACCGACATGCCATACGCTGCTTTGTCCATCACTGATCGAGGGATCAGCATGTCCACTGCGTTAATGTCCATATATGAAACAGCTATCTGTTCCATCTTGGCAGCAACTTTCTTTGCTCCCTGGGTGGGACGATCTGGTTGCACCCGAACAGTAGGAACCAGCGAAGCGGACTCAGCGGTGTCCTCGAGCGCTACCTGGATCAGGTTCGGTGACCGAGAATCAACCCCCTCTTCGTCTGGGTCGAAAATGTCGAAATCACCACGGACCACACGGTCAATGGTTTCCATCCGAACATCACGGTCATAGTGTCGTGAACGCCACGAGGCGTACATGTTTGGAATCAGATCAACGTTAAGCATTAGCGCTGAACTTCAACAATGTCGACAAGGGTTCGTTCGATCTTACTCATCTTCCGTCCAGTCCTAATTTCAAACGCTTTAGCACGTACATCTGCCTGAGTTGCATCCTCCGGCATTGTGAAATAGATCGGTTTGTCGTTCTTTAACGTGGCACAAACAATTTCGTTCTCTGCTGCGGCCGCTTTGGCCCGTTGGAACGATCTCTTATTCTTACTTTTTTTGAACATAGGGGCCTCGTAGGCCCACCCGACAAGTGTCGCCTAGTTACTGGGATTCCAAATCTCCGAGTCAATGTTCATGGGCTGTGGGCCATCTTCGATGTCGTATTCTTCGACAGCACCATGCGGTTGTGCTTGCCCAACGGTCTGTCGACGGTATCCCCACTGACCACGAGTCATATGACCGGGTCGTTGGTCACGTAAATGAATTCCTCGAACCTCTTGGTTTTGGAAGTCCACCACACGTCTACGGCGTTTAATTCGATTCGGTACTCTCATACGTTCATGGAACATCGGTAGGTGGGCTCGGTTCATGAGATCTCTAACACCAAGATCAGCGAACCATAAGCTCATGACACGGTCACTGACAGCTCCCATTGGGAAAGCAATCAGCTCCTCCAACAACGGTTGAAACACCTGTGTAGTGGGAGCGTTACCCCACGGGATAGAAACCAAACCTGTTTCCATTAAAGGAGCCATTGACTCCACACCGAACTGTGGATCCCATTTATTGCCATGAGTGTGGTGAGGAACAACCCTCACTCCCCTCTTAGCGAGATGCTGTACCAGCTCCATGTCGTACTGCACGATCTGTGACTGCACACCGTTCGATTCGACTCTCCACTCAAACAGCGGATACCGGTCAGTCCAATCCAAAATCTGGTTCTTCATCTGAGGGGCCTTCATTGACTTAACAGCCAACGAGTCCACCAGATACCGTTTCCCGGTAGCAGGGTCTACCCCTATCAGAGTGAAAGCCGTGTACCCCGATCCTTTATTGGCCCCCGCCGGATCCAGCCCAGCAAAAAGACGCCACGACGGATCGTAATGACCTTGAACACGAGACGTGTCCTTACAAGCGTCAATCATCTCCTGAGTGAAACTTGCACCCAAGCCCGGAATATCGACCTGCTGGTAAATCAACTGGAAGTCCGCAGGGCGCATCTCCGAACGGTGAACCAGAGCTTGCGTGTACGGGAAATGCTCCGGCCACAACGTCGCCTCAGTCTCATCATCCATAATGCACGGATACCGCAAAACCTTGTAACCAGCTCGAGTAGCGAGCGTCGAATACACGTCACCCGGATTCACACGAGTACCAATCCAAATAGCACGCCCCGTCTTACCAATACGAGACAAAGCTTCCTTATCGAACCACTCCAACATTCCCGCCACACGGTCAGGGTTACGTTGGTTGTCGAGGGTGGCTACGTCGTCGAATTTGATTACGTCGGCTCGACGACCATAGATCTGTTGGCCTACACCTAGAGCTGCGATGGTGGGGTCCTTCTCAGCGGTGGTACGCCCAGCAACATAAATGGATTCACTTGACCAGTTTGATTGGCCGTCAGGTTTGAACGGTCCCCAGTCCTCTATTGGACTTGGCCCACCTTCGTACAGTTCAGGGTTAGTGAGCATCTCTGAGATTGAATGCATGAACGTTCTAGCGAACGGCAACGACTTCGACACGAGAAGTGTTCGAAGGTTCGGATCCCGGCAAATGTCATACACAGTGTGCCAAACAGTCACCAACGTTGACTTCGAATGATACGGCGGCATGTTAATCAACACTCGAGGATTAGCACCCGTCACCGCATCCGCAATGTCCTGATGAAATTTCGGGGTGTCATGATGCACACCACAATCGGGGCACGACCAGTTCTGCAAATAATGCTCACAAAACTCCGTGAACGTCCCAATGCGACGCTTCTCATTCAAACCCAAAGGACCAACCCGCTGCTGCTCCTTCACCTCAGCAATACGAGCTTCCCTCTTCTCCCGCTCACCCTTCATCCGCCCAGACAAATGCTGCCGAGACAAACCAAACTCTTTAGCGGCCTCCGTCTGAGTCCAACCATGATTCAAACATTTATCGATAGCCGCCTTATAACAGCGATCTTTCGACCACGTCTTATATTTAGCCAACCGAGGCTCAGGCACCTAGCACCCCATATCTCGACGCAACCGCTCCCAAACAGCCCACTGACTCTCCGTCCAATTGTGATCTATCGAATCCATCAACTGGCTGCATTGAGGAGAATAACCCACCCCGTACACAATCGAAGAAGGATCCGCCGGAGCTTCCTCGCCACCCGGCCATAGCATGACGACGCCGCCGACTGCGGTGCCGATCGCTATGACGGCAGCAGCGACCGCTTTCGTTATTTTGCTTACCGCTTGACTCCACTTGTCTGCTTTCTCTGCAACGTCTTCTATCGTCATCTGCGTCCCCCATCTATAAACCCTTGACGAGTAGACACCGTTCGGGTACCAATTAGGAAACAACCTTCGAATAACAGATTATGCCAGTCGAAGGAACAACCAAGATCGTTTGGAACCGGAACCCCGAGCCACTGGCAGGCTGGTCGGAACGGTAGCGTCACCCGAAGAGGGTCAGCAAAGAACGTTATAGAGCGACGACAGCTCATTAAAAGGTCGGGGATCACACAGGGCGGGGGGACATTCGACGTATGTCCGTACGCCAACGAGCCAGACACAAAAACAATCAAAGAACACCGAAAAAAAACGACTACGGTGCTCTGTCGTTTTGTCGGCCACTTCCTGGGAAGCCTTTCCCCTCCCCCTCCGTTCCGAATCTTATGGACCCCCCTTTGGCATGGCTGGCATACGCCGAGTTTCTGCGCTCTGGCGCAGTTTCCGGCGCTGTGCGGGCCTGCGACCAGTCGGTGTGTTGTTCTGCATCGAACATCGCTGCTGGTTCGCTTCGACCTGGGTGTGGTTCGAGAGCAATGACCGTCATCTCAACAGATATGAGCCGGAGGCAGCGGCGGCTAGATCGTGGTCGGTTGTGGGGGGCTGATCGGGGGGCCGTGGGGGGGTCGTGGGGGTGGGTGTGTCGAACGTTTGTTCGTGTGGCGTTTTGGTCGTTTTGGGTGGTTTTGGGTGTGGTCGGGGAAATTCTTCAAACAATTTTGGGCCTATGTATTCAACTCCTCGTGGTGTTTTGGGGACAATTGAGCACAAATAAACTTGATTGGGGTCAGAAAGTGTGGGCACTATGGATGCATCGAC